TTCAACGATCTTAGAAAGCGGGTGGCCTAGTGCCCCCGTTACTACTTGATCTCATCGCAGCAGTGTCGCTCTTCGCGGCACTGTTTCTATGCTTATCATTGCTAACTTAGGAGACAGCATGCTCAAGACAGTTTGGATTGCGTTCGTTGCATTCTCTTCGCCAGAAGAATGCGACCGTTACATCGAGCTTAACTCGGGTCTAATTCATGGCGAAATACAATGCATCATTCATAAGCACGAGGTGCCACAAGTAAAACCAAAACGAAAACCAAAGTGACGTAAGGTAACTAATGACTTTAACTATTGTCACTGCAATAATGCAGGGCATAACAAACGGAGAACTAATATGAAACTTAATTACATTGACATAGATGAGACGCCAGTCTCAGTCACCTTCCTTGCTGATGAGGTCAAAGTTATAAACAGCTTCTTAAAGCACAACGCAAGTGAGGTTCAGAACTTCAATCGCAGTCACGCAATGGAACGTATTGCAGAAACATTTGCAGAGATAACTGCAAAGCTAGACAAGGAGAACTAAGATGAAACATTTCTCAATGAACGACTTCAACTTTCCAGTTGAGCAACAACCAATCCATGACCAGCTTGGCAATATCATTGCTGGTCATCAAGCTGTTGTGCGTACCGATACCGATCAGGTGTTGGGCGTACACGGATCACGTTACAAGATCGTATCACACGATGATGTAGTCAATTCAGTTCTCGATGGAATCAAGACAGCAGATCTATCAAACGATTATGAAGTCAGCGTCGATGTACTTGAAGACGGTCGCAAGCTAAGAGGTGAGATATTGTTTAATAATCTTACTGTTGAACCAGCAGTCGGTGACTACGTTAAGTTCAGAGTCAGCTTTTTCAATAGCTACGATGCATCTTGGTCCTTCTCTCAGCAAGCCAATGGCTTACGGCTATGGTGCCTCAATGGTTGCACCACACCCGACACAGTGGCGCGCAGTAGATACAAGCACACCGCATCGATCAACGTCGAGGGCGCAGCAGCCAAGGTAATCAATGGCCTTGAGCACTTTCAATCTCGCAAAGATGTTTGGCAAAGCTGGATGCACACCAAGTTAGAGCAACCACAGATCGAAGACTTCTTTAAGAAGACTGTCTGCAAAGCATTCACACGTCAGCAGTCAGTCACCAAGACCAACGAAAAGCAACTAGAAAACTTGTTAAGTATCTGGAGCGACGAGCGCAGCAGCCTCGGTTCTAACAAGTGGGCGCTATACAACTGCCTTACTTACTGGGCTACGCACACGCAGGATCTACGCAAACCAGAGATTGCTAAGTACAATCGTGAGCTACAGATTGCTAGCGCAATGAAATCAAAACAATGGACGGAGATGGCATAATGAGAATGAGTAAACAACACTATGAATTTATTGCAGACACGATTGGGCCAATGGTAGGTTGGCCCTCTCACCTACACTCAATAGCTGATGAGCTAGAGAAAACTAATCCACGCTTTAATCGTGAGAAGTTTCTGCAACGTGCAACCAAAGCTTGGGAGGACAACCATGACATACCAGATGTTGATGACCACATCCCTTATTGAATGCCCAGAGTGCTACGGTCATGGCACTCTCACTTACACTAGATTTATCAGGCAAGGTTTCGATGTCGATGTAGGCTACGAAGAAGAATACAAAGACACTTGCTTCAACTGCAACGGTGACTGTGAGATTGAGATCGAACCAGAGGATCTTGACAACGACGAGTGACTTGCTGCATTAGTGCAGTATGAAGTCATATCTAAGATACCTACAAGACAGAGCAGACGAGACAAACATCTCGCTGCTTACCTCTTTCAAACGAGCAAGCGTACCAACATCAACTTACTATCGCTCAATCAATGGAGATACAGAACTAAGATATGATACCGCAGTGAAAGTAATTAATGCTATCGAAGAACTTCACTCGATACAACAAGCCCGTCAGCATACCGAAGGACTACGAGCTTCTGGTCAAGATGTTAACCGACGCTCGGTTAGAGCTAAGTTTAAGCCAAGAAGCATTAGCCCATAAGATTGGCTGTACTGTATCACTCATCCATAAGTGGGAAGCGCATAAGCGTTTGCCTTCTGGGTTCATGCTTATGTGCTGGTTGGATGCGTTAGAGTATGACATCGAAGTCAAAAAAAGGCAGCGCGATTGATTGTATTGCATGCCAAACAACAACCACTTGGTTCGTTGCAATACTTAAAAACAATGGCGCAGCTACTTACGAGAAGCATTGGTATGTCTGCCTTCATTGCTATGAGGAGGACAAATGGCAAACCGTAACAAGAACAAAGGAACTTACCACGAAAAGTGGTTCGTCGATTGGCTCACGAAAGCGGGTATCAAAGCGAAAAGGCAACCCCTCTCAGGCAGCTTGGGAGGAGAGTATTCAGGCGACATCAAGCTCGAACTCTTCGGACAAGAATTGGTGGGAGAAGTAAAGTATAGGGATAAATCCAACTTCCCTAGCCCATTCACAGTATTAGATAAGCGAGACATTGCTTTCTACAAAAGACGGACGGGAAGTCCGCAAACATTAGTCATAATGACTGGTGAACAATTTTTAACCCTTATGGAGAACGCAAATGCCATACAACCAGAGCAAGATCGGATACCAACAGAATAGATCCAGTAAGCAAGCAGCTAACTTTAATAAAGACGGCAAGCTAACGATCCGTTACCAAGTCCTTGAGTTATTCAAAGAGCATGGTGAACTTACCAATGAGCAAGTCTCTCAGCTTCTTAATAGGCCAGAGATCTCAGTCCAACCCAGAATCAGTGAACTAAAGAACACAGGGATCATTCATGATTCAGGTAGAAAAGCTATGGGTAAGTGGGGAACGTCAATTACAATCTGGAGCTACGATGAAAAAGCCACAATCACTAGGTAATGCAGTAGCCAGCAGCGTCTGGGATGCACACATTACAAAAGCCACAAGCTCACCGCACTACGCTAGAGAATACAAGAAGTATAGTTATGTACTCGATGAGTATGAGATTATAGCCAAGCGCATTAAGAATGGTGAGCCTGTTGGTGAGCCATACTTCAAAGGCGAGCAGCGAAAAAAGCTGCTTGAGCTTACTGATCTTACTGAAGCTGATCTCAAAAAATACCTTGAGTAAGCTGCAAGTATGCAGTAGTCTAACTCATATAATAAAAGGAGAACTCAATGGAACGCAAAGGTTTCATAGGCGGCAGCGACTGCGTAAAAATTATGAGTGGCGACTGGCTTGAGCTATGGCAGATCAAGACTGGCCGCGTAGAGTCAGACGACTTGTCTCGCAATATTGCAGTACAACTCGGTAGCTTTACTGAAGACTTCAATCTCAAATGGTTTGAGCAAGAGCACAGCTGCGTACTGTCTGGCCATCAAGAAGAGCTAGAAGATATGATCGGCACTGTGCCAGCCAAGGGCATGATCGATGCTCGCTGGGGATCTCGCATTGTCGAGGCCAAGCACACTAACCCATATAAAAATATGGATGACGTTATCGAATACTATATGCCGCAGATACAATTGTACTGCTACCTGTCAGATGCAGATGGCGCATACTTCTCAGTAATCTTTGGCAACAGCAAATGGGAATCAACTTATGTCTCGTACAACCACAAGTATTTCAATTCTATGTGGGCGGTGGTGTCAGATTTCTGGGGTTACGTTGTACGCGACGAAGAACCGATTGGTATTCAAACGCCAGACATCTCCATTGACAAGATTGAGGTGGACAACATGGTCAAGCGAGACGCCAGCACAGACAACCAGTTCATCGACGCAGCAATTACCTACATCGGTGGGTACGAACAGAACCGCGTGTTCGAGAACGCAAAGAAAGATCTCAAACAAATGGTCGGTAGCAACGAGCGAGAAGTTTACTGCGACTACCTTACAATCAAACGAGACAAGCGGGGATCACTCCGCATAACAAGGAGAACCAACAATGACTAATAACCTCGACATCTGGGACAAGCTGGCCTCTTCAGACCCCAAATATCTGAAGAAGGTCAGCTTCGGCAGCCGATCATTCACCGCCATTGACCCGCAATACCAAGTCAAGAAGATGACTGAGCAGTTCGGGCCAGTCGGTGAGGGCTGGGGCTGGCACAACACAACAGAGATTGTGCCTGTGAGTAACGGAGACAGCGCTGTACTAGCGCATGTTACTGTCTGGCATGGCACACCGGCAAATTCATTTGGCCCCTTCACAGGGTGCCGTAAGTTCTTTGATGCAGCCAAGAGTCGTATGGCCGAGGATGCACCGAAGATGGCTATCACTGATGGCCTAACCAAAGCACTGTCGCACATTGGCTGTGATGCTGACATCTTCTTAGGTAAGATGGATGGCAACAAGTACGATCAAGACAGTGGTAAC